AATGGCTAAAGAACTGACAGACAAACACAAGAAGTTTCTTGATGTTTTATTTGATGAGGCTGGTGGCAATGCCACAGCAGCTAAGCGTCTTGCTGGCTTTTCTGATGGCTATAGCACCAGAGAAATCACCAACTTCTTGAAAGAAGAAATTGTAGAAGCCACTCAGCTCTACATTGCCATGAATGCTCCTAAGGCGGCTAGAGCCATTGTAGATGGTATAATGTCTCCCACTGAGCTAGGTATTAAAGAGAAGCTTAGTGCTGCTAAAGATTTGTTAGACAGGGCTGGCTTTGTTAAGACAGACAAGGTGCAGGTTGAAACTAATAACGGCATTATGATTTTGCCAGCAAAGGATAGAGCGGAAGAGGATTGATATGGACAGAGGTGTTGGTAAGTGGATATTGCCTCAGCCAGATAACAGAGTGGAATATATACCAATCCCGATGATGGGAACATTGGCTCCATTTGGTTATAAGATAGATGAAGAAAGAGAAGGATGGCTTATTCCCATCCAATCAGAACTAGATGCTTTAGAAAAAGCTAAGAAGCATTTAAAACAATATGGATTAAGGGCTGTTGCTGCTTGGTTGTCAACAGCTACAGGTAGGCCAATATCTCACGCAGGACTTAATAACAGATTAAAATATGAGCAGTCGTACAAGAGAAGAGCTAAAGCTTACCGCAAGCTTGCCCAAGGGTACGAAGAAGCCCTTAGGAAGGCCGAAGCGTACGAAAGAAGAGCCAACATCACAGCAGAAAGCTACTTCGACTCAGAAGAATACAGAAGGGTCAGAAACACCTTCTCTGATGATAGTGACAGAGCCGATAGTTGCTCAGCAAAATGTAATATTCAAGCCTAATGTAGGGCCACAGACAGCGTTCTTAGCAGCCTCTGAAAGAGAAGTGTTATATGGTGGGGCTGCTGGTGGTGGTAAAAGTTATGCCATGCTGGCAGACCCCATTAGATATTTAAACCACCCTCAGTTTTCTGGTTTGTTGCTACGCCACACAACAGAAGAACTTAGAGAACTCATTTGGAAAAGCCAAGAGATATATCCCAAGATTTATCCCGGCATCAAATGGAGTGAGAGAAAGATGCAATGGCAGACACCTTCTGGTGCTAGGCTGTGGATGTCATATCTGGATAGAGATGAAGATGTGTTGAGATATCAGGGGTTGGCCTTTAGCTGGATTGGTTTTGATGAGCTAACCCAGTGGCACACCCCTTTTGCTTGGAACTATATGCGTTCTCGCTTGCGTACACCCGCAGCAGATCTGCCTATTTTTATGAGAGCAACAACAAACCCCGGTGGGCCGGGACATGCTTGGGTGAAGAAGATGTTTATTGATCCTTCTCCAGCTAGAAAAGCCTTCTGGGCCACAGACATTGAGACAGGGGAGACACTAGCCTATCCCAAAGGGCACAGCAAAGAGGGACAACCTCTCTTCAAACGCCGCTTTATACCAGCAATGCTGTCTGATAACCCCTATCTAGCTGATAGTGGTGACTATGAAACCATGTTGTTGTCTCTTCCTGAGCATCAACGCAAGCAATTGCTTGAGGGTAACTGGGATATTGCAGAAGGAGCAGCCTTTACAGAGTTTAATAGGGCTGTTCATGTGGTGAATAGCTTTGAAATACCCAAAAACTGGGTTAAATTTAGGGCGTGTGACTATGGATATGGTAGTTTTAGTGCTGTTGTATGGTTTGCTGTCACCCCTAGTGAGCAACTTGTCCTATATCGTGAGCTATATGTTAGCAAAGTGTTGGCAAAAGACCTTGCACACATGATATTGCAGGCAGAAGCCAACGATGGTGGCATTAGATATGGTGTGTTGGACAGTAGTTGCTGGCATAAGAGGGGGGATACAGGCCCATCGCTAGCAGAACAGATGATTATGGAGGGCTGTAGATGGAGGCCAGCAGATAGAAGTGCTGGAAGTAGAGTGTCTGGTAAGAATGAACTACATAGACGCTTACAAAATGACCCATTTACAGAACAACCAAGAATGATTATAACCAGCAACTGCACAAATACAATTGCTCAACTACCAATCATACCTTTGGACAAGAAAAACCCAGAGGATGTAGATACTAGGGGTGAAGACCACCTGTATGATGCTATTAGATACGGCGTTATGAGTAGACCCCGTAGTAGTGTGTTTGATTATAATCCTGCTACCAGTGGTAGGACAGGTATTATGACAGCCGATCCTGTGTTTGGCTATTAAGGAACAATATGGCAGAGATAAAACCTATGCTTGGTGACAAAACCCTAGCTTTAGACGATGTAAAGAATAAAGAAGATGCTGGGGTGTCTGTTGATGGCCTTGTCAGCTATATCAACGAAAGATATACACGATCTGAAGAGAGCAGGCGTAAGGATGAGACACGCTGGCTGAGAGCCTATAGAAACTACAGAGGACTCTATGGGCCAGATGTTAAATTTACTGAGACTGAAAAGTCGAGAGTGTTTATCAAGGTAACTAAGACTAAAACACTGGCAGCTTATGGGCAAATAACAGATGTGTTATTTTCTAATAACAAGTTTCCCCTGTCTGTTGATCCTACAGTGTTGCCTGATGGCGTGGTTGAGAGTGTCAGTTCTGATCCTAAGGGAATGCCTGTCACTAAAACAGCACCAAGGGAAATTCCTTTTGGTGGAGAAAGTGGTGTTAACATTCCTAGAGACTTCAACTTAGACAAGCTTGAAGAACTGTTGGGGTCTTTGAAAGACGATCTCAAAGACCTGCCCAACTTGAAAGAAGGGCCGGGACAAACCCCCACTTCCATGACCTTTAGTCCTGCTATGGTGGCAGCTAAGAAGATGGAGAAGAAGATACATGACCAACTAGATGAAACAGGTGCTTCTAAGCACTTGCGTTCTACAGCCTTTGAGATGGCTCTGTTTGGTACTGGTGTTATGAAGGGGCCATTTGCCACCAATAAGGAATATGCCAATTGGGGTGAAGATGGTACATATAGTCCTCTGATTAAAACAGTGCCAGAAGCTGCCCATGTTTCTCTCTGGAACTTCTATTGGGACCCTGATGCCAACAACACTGATGAGTGTCAGTATGTTATTGAGCGACACAAGATGAGCAAGACAAAGCTTCGTGCTTTGAAACAGCGCCCATATTTCAGAGGCAATGTTATTGACCAACTCATTGATGAAGGTGAGACATACACCAAGAAATATTGGGAAGACGATTTGAGAGACTATGCTCCTAACTTTGGTGTTGAGCGTTTTGAAGTGTTGGAATATTGGGGCAATGTAGATATTGAATTGCTTCAAGAGAATGATATTGTTATTCCTGATGACATGCTCAGTGTTGGAGAACTCCAAGCAAACATTTGGTATTGCAATGGAAAAATATTGAGGCTTGTTCTCAATCCATTCAAGCCTGCAAAGATTCCCTATTATGCTGTGCCTTACGAATTAAACCCCTACTCTCTAGCAGGTGTCGGTGTTGCCGAAAATATGGACGACACCCAAACCTTAATGAATGGTTTTATGCGTATGGCTGTGGATAATGGGGTCTTATCTGGAAACCTTGTCTTTGAAATTGATGAAACAAACTTAGTGCCGGGACAAGACTTGTCTGTCTATCCCGGTAAAGTGTTTAGAAGACAAGGTGGTGCTCCCGGTCAAGCTTTGTTTGGAACCAAGTTTCCAAATGTGGCAGCAGAAAATATGCAACTGTTTGATAAAGCAAGACAGCTTGCTGATGAATCAACTGGTATGCCTTCGTTCTCACATGGACAGACAGGAATATCTGGTGTAGGTAGAACAGCCAGTGGCATCAGCATGTTGATGAATGCTGCTAGTGGAAGTATCAAGACAGTTATTAAAAATCTGGATGACTACCTCCTTGGCCCCATTGGTCAAGCCTTCTTCAACTTCAATATGCAGTTTGACTTTGATAAAGAAATCAAAGGAGACTTAGAAGTTACAGCCAAAGGCACAGAAAGCTTGATGGCTAATGAGGTGAGAAGCCAACGCTTGATGCAGTTCTTACAGATTGCCAGTAGCCCAGCCTTAATGCCCTTTGCTAAGTTTCCTTACATCATCAGAGAAATTGCAAAGAGCATGGACTTAGATCCAGAGAAGGTGACGAACAACATGGACGAAGCCATGCGTCAAGCAGTGTTGTTGCAACAGACACAGCCTGCCCCTGCCCCTGCCGCTGGTGGACAGCCCCCACAAGGCGTTGCTGGGCCTCCCGGTGTAGCTGATATGACAGGTGGTGGCGGTGGTAATATTGGTGTTGGCGCACCGCCTTCACCAGAGATGCAAGGATTTAGTGGAAATGAGCAACAAGCCGTACCTCCCCAAGCTTAAACCATTAGTAAATAACAATTTACAGTGGGATGCTTTTGTCGAAATGTTAGACAATGAGATTGATAGTCAGCATAAGAAGCTTGAACAGTCTAAAGATGTTCAAGATATTTATCAATCTCAAGGAGCCATTAGTGCTCTGCGTAGACTTAAATATTTAAAGGATGAGATAAATGC